CCGTGTTATTACTTCATTTTGAGGGGGCTAATGCAGCGGTAGACGTTAATGATACCCATGCATCTCAAGAAGAGTTTGTATTTAAAAAGGACACAGGAGAAATTAGTCGTAATACTGGTTCTGGTGCAGGATATCAAAAACTAACTTTACACGGACCAAAGACTTTTCAAAACTTTCCTCAAGCTGTGCGTGTTAACTATCGTGCAGGATATGAATCCGGTAGTGTACCACAAGATTTAAAACTAGCCACTTTAGATTATGTAAAGCTATTACACAAAGACGAACAAGATCGTTCTGGTTTTGCTCTTGCTGGAGAATCTGTAACAAGACCCGCTCTTGCATCAAACTTTCCTCCCCACATTAAAAGAGTTCTAGATTTATATAGGATAATTGAATAATGGCACCTCCTGCAGGAATTACAGCATATAGAGTAAGAATTACAGAACCAGAGTTACTAGAGAATTATGCTGATTTTTTACGTGGAATAAAAAGGGGTGGTAAGCCTGTTGTTGGAGGACAGAGAAAAAGTAAACTACGCGGCGAAGCAGCACAAAGAGCAATAGAAACTGAACTAGGTAGGTTTGTTAAAGCAACCGTTAGAGGCGGTAACGCCCGTCTCATTCCAGATTTTGAGATTAACGCAGAAGAAATATCTGCACCTTTGGCTGCAGCTCTTGGATTAGAAGACGTAACAGAAATAGAAGCAAAAGCAACTCGCGGGGGAGATCCAGGAGCGACTGTTGGACAAGCTTCTCCATTCACCATTGAAGGAGGACAACAAGTAGGCTCACTATCTTTAACAGAAGCAATAAAAAGTGCAGCACAAGAAGCTGACCCGGGAATAGATATTGAAGATAGAAGAGGAGTATTAAAAGCCGCTAGAAAGGCTATAGGCGGTGCCCCTAACTTTTTTAACTTAATTAAAGAAAATGACCCCGATTTATTCATGAAGTTTTATCGTAAAGCAAAACTTCTACAAATATCTAAGTTTACAAAAAGTAAAGATGGGAATGCTCTTACGTCGGTTGATGTAATAAATATATCATTTCCTTTAAATAAATTTACTGCTCCCCAACCTTTTACTATGGAACTAACTGATCCCGCCGCTATTGTTTTAAAATTAACCTCATCTTTTGAAAGACAGTTAGTTAATAGTTTATTAGATACTGCTCCAGCAATAGCAACAAGTTCAACAGAAGATTTTGTGGACCAATTACAGTCCTTACCTGGTAAAGCAAAAGTAAGAGGTACAGCAGCAGGTATTGAGTTTGACATGATAATGGAATACCCATCAGGTGCTAGTATTCCGATGACAAGTGGTAAAGTTAGAGGTTCACGCAAGAGAGGGACAAGAAAGAAGAAGGAGATGCAAGCTACTATTTCTTCTTCTCAACTCACTGCAGCAGTTCAAAGATCATTGTTTGCGAGAATGCCTAAAGGACCCTTACAAGGACCTCCTCTGAGTGACGAAATATTAACAAATAGAAGTGGACGTTTCGTTAGAAGTGTTCTAACACAGGTTAGAGGTAACTTAATTAGATATTATTATAACCCTATTTACGAAGTACATCAAAATACCTCAAGAAATCCTAATGAGACTATTGAGGGAAGTATTAGAAACATAACCCAACGAAGAGTTGGAAGACAATTTAATGTTTTAAAAGGATTTTAAATAGATATTTATTAGATGTAAAAATTTATAGATTGCAGACAAGAAAATGGTCTGCTATACTTCTATATAGGCTAAGGAAAAAATTAATGGCAAACAGTCGAAGAAGAGATATTGTAAATTTCCTTGTCACAGAATTAAAAAAAATTAATGGTGACTCTTCAACTTTTGACGACTCCTACACTTATAACTTTGATTTAGCAAATAATGTTTTTAGACAGCTAAAATTTATTGACGAAGTAAACGATTTTCCTGCCTTATATTTGAGTGCAGGAGCAGAAACCAGAGATTATCAGACTCAAGGATTTACTTTAGCTAATCTTCCTATAGTTATTAGATGTTATATAAAACAAGAAGAGGCGCAAGACGGTCTAGAAAACTTGATAGACGACGTGGAACATGTTATATATGGCATATCAAGTCAATCTGATAAAGGAATACTACAATTTAGCATATCAAATATTTCAACAGACGAAGGACTCTTAGAACCCTATGGGGTTGGAGAAGTCTTTATAAACATTGAATATGAGATAGAAGATTAAAGGAGCTTTAAGAAATGGCATCGCTTAACTTACAAAGAAATACAAAAATTTTCTACTCCACCGTTGACCTCAATGGTGGCGCTGCCGCTACTGCAATGAGTCCCGCCAACACTTGGCAGGTTGAAGTACTTGCAGGATATGCATTTAGCCAATCGGCAGCAACTCAAGACATTACATCGCTCGAAAGTGGTACATCACCTGATCGTTCTCAACAGAGGTTCAATACAGCTATTAACCCAGTTGACTGGAACTTCCAGGCATATTTGAAACCCACACGAGCCACTTCAATTAACGGAGCAGCTACAACTAACTTACTTGAAAATGGTAACGCTACCCCTGTTGCAGACTGGTTTTTATGGCAAGCAATGCTTTCAGGCACTGCACCTGCTGACGGAACTAAAATGCAAAGTGCTTGGCAAGGCACTGCAGATACGTCCATTGCTAAGTGGGAAAACCGCAATCGTGCGGCTTCCTCTAACGTTGCTGCTTGTAACCCAAACTTTGCAACCGCTACAGAAGCACATTTATATATGAAAGTTGATAACGTTGTGTATCAGTTGGCTAACGCCACTGTTAACCAAGCATCAATTGATGCTGCTATTGACGGAATTGCTACTACTACTTGGACTGGTTTTGCTACCAACCTTGTAGAACTCACAGGAGCACCAAGAAACGTTGCTATTAACGTTTTTGGTGGTGTTTTAAACAACGGCACTTCCGTAGCTGAGGCATCTTCAATTGATATTTTTAAGACTAATGGAGCTACAGTAAATACTTCTAAGTACCATCCTTGGAACTCTTATAACGTTGCAGGAGCCGCTACTAGTGCTGAATTTATTCAGAACCGTCTATCAACTATCGACATTACAGATACAGCAAGTGGTGACGTTGCAAGTCACACTTTCCCTGTTACAGGACTAACTTTTGATGTTAACAACAACATTACGTATCTAACACCAGAAGAACTTGCAAGCCTTAACTCACCAATTACGCAGTTTACAGGTGTGCAAACAATTTCAGGGTCAATTAGTGCTTATCTAAGAAGTGGTGGTACAGCAAGTGATAACTCTGCTTCTTTCTTACGCAATATTGTTGCAAATACCTCAACTTCAATTGCTCAAGGAACTCAAGCCAACCTTAAAATTGGTGGTGCTACAGCTCCTTACTTTGCGATTGATATGCAGGCTACTCAGTTTAGTTTCCCAACACACACAATTGAAGACGTTGTTGGTATTACTGCTGAGTTCTTGGCACAAGAAACTACTGCCCAAAAGGGTGATGGTGCCAACGTAACATTTGTTGTTGAAGCAGCTTAATAAATTAGTTATAGAGGGGTAACTAAAATAAAATTTCATGTGGGTGTTCATCGTGTTAACAATGTGTTTAGCTTTTCCCCTCGGCTGAACTCAAGTTGAAATCGGTGAACACCCTTTTTATTATAGAAAGGAGAGGGGAAAATGAGTAAGATCGCATCCCTAATGGCAACTGAAACAGTTGTCGACGTTGAATTCCCAGATATTGAAGGATTCATCATTAGTTTAGTATATTTAAATAGAGAGGATTTGGTTAAAATTAGAAATCAGAGCCTAACTTTTAAATTTAATAAAAGAACTCGTCAGAGAGAAGAAGAAATTGATAATGATAAGTTTTTAGCAGCTTATACAGAAAAAGCAATTAAAGGCTGGAAAGGTCTTAAGGTTAAGCATCTTCCAATGCTCTTACCAGTTGATATCAGTTCAATGGATTCAGAAGAAGATATTGAATATTCCGTAGAAGAAGCCCGCGACTTGGTAACTAATTCTACTATTTTTGACCAATTTATTACTGATACTATGAATGAGTTTGAGCAGTTTTCTATTACTAAAAGAGAGACTGACGAAAAAAACTTACCAAGTACCTCCAGCACCAGTTCCAAAGCGGGGGGATGAGCCAAGAGCAGTATCTCTTAATGTGTGAGCAAATGGGTTGGGAACCCGACCCGGATGAGATGCCGCTGGAACCAAAAGATTTGTCTTATGAAGCACAAATTGCTATAACTTTATTTCAAGTCTTACCAGATAAAATAGAGGGTATGGCTGGAGTTTGGTTAGGAAAAGATTTTTCTGGTCTTGGTGATATTATGGAACTTTACGGAATTGAAGGCAATAGAGAAGCCTTTAATTTGCTTTTGCACATTATAGCAGAAGCTTCTAAATTCTACGAGCAACAACGCAAAACTCAACAAGCGAGAAAAAATTAATGGCAAAAAAAACCAAAGTACAAATTGCAGTCGAGACTACAGGGAGTAAAAAAGCAGCCAAAGAAATGGAAGCTATTGGCCGCCAACAAACTCGTCTTGGACAGGCAAGTGCTTCTGCAGGTCGTCAATTCTCTGCTCAAGCATCGGGTTTGGGCGGACTTGTTTCTGCGTATGCAGGAGCGGCTGCTACTATCTTTGCTCTTTCTGCCGCTTTTGAGGCTTTGAACAAAGCAGCAAGAGCTGAACAAACTCTTGCAGGTGTTAATGCTCTAGCTAGTGCTGTTGGAGAAAGCGGGCCTGAAGTGTTAGATATGATTCAAAGAATCACTAAAGGGCAGTTGTCTCTAGTTCAATCAGCCGAGCTTGCTAACCTAGCTCTATCTTCAGGATTTAGTACTGAACAATTAGAAGGTTTTACTGATGTTGCTATGAGAGCTTCTAGAGCATTAGGTAGAGACTTAACAGATTCTTTCCAACGCCTTGTTCGAGGTGCTGTTAAGTTAGAGCCAGAACTTTTAGACGAATTAGGTATTTTTACTAGAATTGAGCCTGCCGCGGAAGCTTATGCTGCTTCTGTAGGTAAAGTCGCGAGTCAATTATCCCGATTTGAAAAGAGACAAGCTTTTGCTAATGCAGTTTCAGAAGAAGG